GTCGGAGATGGCGCCGAGGCCCGGAATGGTCGCCTGCTTGAAATCCGGCAAATAGCCGATGTTGCACCACTCCTGATAGGTGGTGTTCGCCTCGGTGTAGCCCTTCTTCGCGATCTTGGTGGCGACATTCGCCAAGATGTACGGGAAGTCGGACTGCGTCACGGGGCCGGCGCGCAGCAGCATCTGCTTGGCGATGCCGTGCTTGTCGAGGCCGCGAATGCGGAACGACTGGCCGGTCGTCTCCAGGTACTTGCGGCCCATCTCGTGCAGGGCCAGTCCGGCCAGTCCGGCCTCGCGGGCCTTGCGGATCTCGTCCTTGTCGGTCACCAGGCCGCTGCGGATCATCAGCGCCTGCTCGAGACTGTCGGCAAGCGAGTCGACCTCGTCGCGGATCTGGGTGACGCGCGGGCCGCCGACCGGAGCCGACGCCTGCGAACGGAACTCGGAGCGACCCTCGACCTGGCGGACCACGTCGTTCTGCTTGAAGCCGATGCCGGTGGGCTCGGCGTAGTACGACGGCAGCGCAGCCAGCAGCGCGGCGCGGGCGTTGTCCAGCGTCGAGCCGGAACTGATCAGATCCATGTGCAGGCCGCGCAGCTCCTCGTTGTTCGGGAACAGCGCGAGGTACTGCTCGAACAGCTCGTTGATCGCGCGCACGCGAACCTGCAGATCGGTGATGGCCTCTTTCTTGCCCTGCGCCTTGCCGCGATTGAAGGATGCCTTGCTGACTTCGACGACCTTAGCGCCGTCCTGAGTGTCAGCACCCGTATTCAGGGTCGTCTCATCAGACATTCGTGTGTCCTCTGTGGAAAAACTGCGGTTCATTCCTGCCGCTGTATCGGCCGGAATAGTGACGACACTCGCTTCGAGCAAACTCCAGCTCTTGGCGGTGTAGCGAACGCCATCGTCCGACACGTCCCAGTTGTCGCGCGGGACGGCGTAGCCGATGGACACGTCATCCAGAAACCCGTCGCGCACGTCCTGCCAGATCCAGGTCGCGCTTGGGTTGCTGGAGAAATGCAGCGTCCCGCGCAGCTTGCCGCCGTCGAGACGCAGATCCTTGACCTTGCCGATCGGCTTGTCGGGGTCGTGCCCCCACAGCAGCGGCAGGCCACGCGCGGCGCGCGACAGGTCGATGGCCCGTTCGTCGTGCGCCAGAATTTCGATGTAGCCGCCGCGCTCGAGCGGCGTGTCGGTCGACAGCACGGCCTCGACGGTGCGCGACTCGGCATCGGTGATCGGGCCGATCTCGAACTTGCGCTCCAGACGCTCGGCCAGCGGGATGATGCGGGTTTTCTTGGCCATGCTATGCCGCTTCCTCCGTCACTTTTTCTTCGGGCTCTTGCTCTTGCCCTTGCCCTTGGCTTTCTTGCTGCATCCCATCGTTGCCGTACTCCTCTGGGTAAGGATCTGCCGCGATCTCCTTGTCGACGACCGCCGGATCGCCGCCGATTTCGCGGATTACCTGATGGCGGCTGACCAGCCGGCTCTCCAGGCGAGCCACCTGTGCCTGGGCTTCCTTCAACGGATCAATCCACGGCAGCACCGGGCCACGGAACGACGCCGCCGCAACCGTCTCGGGATCGGCGCCACGCAGGTCGACGAGGTTCTGGGCGACGGCGGCGGCGACGAAGTTGCGCCACACGGGCAAGTAAAACGCGGTGGTCAGGTAGTCGAGGATCGTCGAGTAGCCAGTGCGAGCCTCGATGAGCTCCTGGCGCTGGCTGGAGTAGGTGCCGCTGTAGTCCCTGGCGATCGATGAGTAGCGCGTCATCGTGCCGGCCGCGACCGCCTTCATCATCGCGTTGCGGAAATCCTTCAGCGCGCTGTTCGGCCGATCCGAGGAGATGACGCCGATGTCCTCGCCGGGCAGCAGCCCGTCGAAGATCATGCCCTTTTCCATCGCGAAGGTCCGACCACCGTTCTCGTCGACGGTGGGCGTCTGGAAGTCGGGGGACTTGCGGATGAACATCGCCAGCGACGATGCCACGCGGGCGGCGACACGCTCGCTGGACTCGTAGTCGTACAGATCGTCGAGCCGGGTCAGCGCCGCCGCCAGCACCGGCACGCCGCGGGTCTGCTTGACCCTTCTGGTGAACTTGACGTGGCTGATCGCTTCGGCCGGCACGCGCTTGGTCGCTTCGCGCCGCGTCGTCGAATACAGCGTGTCGCCGGGGTGCTCATAGAGGATGTGGTAAGCGAGCGGCCGACCCCAGCTGTCTTTCTCGACGCCGTGGCGCAGCCGCGCCGGCAGGTCGTCCAGGTCGAACGGCAGCAGGTCGGCCTCGATGAGCTCGAGGGCGTAGCGCACCTTGCTGCGGTAGCGAAAGGCCGGCGAGGTAACGTGCTGCACAAGAATCTCGCCGTCCCGCAGCATGGACCGGCAGACCGCGCGCTCGACCTCGCCGAAACCGAGTTCCCCGGTGACTTCCGGCTGCTGGCGCCAGTCCTTCCACAGCGCCTTCAGCTGGTCGTTGGCCCGCACCAGCAGTTCACCGCCGGCCCGCGACACCATTGGCTCGACGGTGACGCCGACGCCCACGGTGTTATTGACGATGTCCTCGATGACGCCGACGGCGAGATCGTGGTTTTCGTACAGATGCCGCGACATCTCCCGCAGGCGCGAGCCCGCAGCCTCCATCACGGCATCGCCAGAGGCTCCCGTGCCTCGCCTGGGCCTGTAATTGGTGGTTTTCGCAGCCTCGTAGAGCCGCTTGGCGGCCTCGAGCTTGGCGAGCGTCAGGTCACGTTTAGCCGCAAGGACGGGAGAGAAAATCTTGAGGACGGCGCCTACGATGTCCATTTCGGCGTCCTGATGCGCCAGTCGGACACCCCGGTTTGCAGGCCGGCAACGACCTGCTCCCACCGAGACAGCTCCTCGGCCAGCCGGCCGATGTCCTGGTGGACGACTTGGGTATCACCGACCGTCTCTGAACGGGCACCGAGCGCGTTGGTGTATGCCGTCAGTGCGGCATCGCGCATAACTATCGCGGCGGCTAGGTCCATAGCCGCCATAAAGCGGAGAAATAGGGTTTGTCAAGCCCCTGTCGAGCGATTTCTCCACCAGGAGAGGGCCGCGCCGCGCCGCCCAGCGCCGGATTGGGTCCAGATGCCGGTCGACAGGGCGCGTTCGAGGCTGAAATTGCGCTCCAAGCGGCCCCAAAGGGTCTGCGGGAGCAGGTTGTGCTCCCTGGCGAGGTCCGACAGACGGATTTGCCGCCCCGATACGCTGATCCAGCGGGCCCTGGGCATCAGAACAGGCCCCTCCGGGGCGGCATGAAGCTAAAATTCTGCCGAAACGCCGGTTTTGGCGGCGGCGGAACCGGCGCTTTGGCCGCTTCGACGGCGATTTCATGGCGTTTCTGCAGTCTTTGCCACACCGGCTGCAGGCTGGCCATCGCCGCGTAGGCGTAGACGAGGTTATCCAACGCCTCATTGCGGGGCCGGATCTTCACCCACTCGCGCCGCGGGAAGCCCTTCTTGAAGGTGGTGGTCGCCTTCTCGGCCGTGAGCTGCTGACAGAACTCCACGTCGCACCACGGCACGATCGGGAGGTGGATGTACCCCGGCCCCGGCTCGCCGTGGCGCAGGCGGGCGTACAGCAGGCTCTTGATCGAGTCCACGCCCACCGGGACCACCGGCACTTTCTCGGCGTTCTGGCGGCTCGGACGACCCACCACGGCCGTGCCCTCGCCGCCCATGCCCTTGATGGCCCGCAGGAACGGATGGCGCTTGCACAGGCGGTACACCATGCGGGTGTGGTGGCCACCGGAGTCGACGAACCCCAGCGTGATGGCGATCTGGGCGCCGTCCTCGCGCTGCCAGCGCCGCGACACCTGATCGGACAGCCGGGTCCAGAGCTCCTCGCGGGACGGGTCGCCACGCAGGATGACGTGATCCAGCGGCACGGCGCGCTCGCCCTCGCCCCAGCCCCACACGGTCATCTCCAGACGGTCGTCCTGGCAGTCAATACCGGCGGTAGCGATGGCGACCCAGGCCGGCACGGCGGCGAAATGCTCGCGCCGGCCGTACAGGACACCGTGGTCGAGCGTCTCGCCCTCCTCCTCCCACGTCTCGCCCAGGCTGGTATTGATCCAGGCGCGCAGGGTGTCTGGCCGCTCCTTGGCCTCCAGGAAGCTGACCGCCACCTCGCCCCAGGTCCGCCAGGGGCTGTACAGCTCGTTCAGGTGGAAGCCGCGCGATCGCGGCAGGCTCGCCTCGGCGGTCGGCCGCCACTCGCCGGCCCGCAGCATGATGCCTTTCTTGGTGTGGTCGATGGCCGCGCCACAGTGCGGACAGCCGTAGTAAGCGTCGTGCGGCCGGTCCTCGGGCCAGTGGACATGCTTCCATTCCAACGGCTGTTTCGTCCCGCACTCCGGGCATGGGACGAAGAAGCGGCGCTGGTCGGTGGCATCAAAAGCCGCCTCGATGCGCGACAGACCTTTGATGGTCGGCGTGCTGGTGACGATGATCTTGCGGTTCGGGTAGGTCGTGGTGCGCTTCACCGCCAGGGTGAGCGGGTCGCCCTCGGTGCCGGCCGAGGCGGGACTCCGGTCCAATTCGTCGAAGCCGACGATTCTGATTGCCCGACTGGCCAAGCCAGCAGGGGAATTACTGCCGGCAGCACTAATCGAGCCTCCGGGGTAGGTACGGTGTAACAAAGTCTGGCCAGAGTTCTTGGCCTTAGCTTCGCCGAATATCTCTTTGAGGACCGGCGTATCGCGCGCCATGACGGCGAAACGCTTAGACCATACTTGCGCCATTTCGAGGGTCGGCTGGACGATCAGGATCGGGCACGGATCCTGGTGAACGTGCTTGCCGACTATGGAATTTATCAGTTCAGTCTTTCCAATTTGAGCCGAGGACATGATGACGATCCACTCAACGCTTGGGTCGTCGGCGGCGTCCATCATTTCCTTTTGGTACGGCGCGCGGCTGGTCTGCCACCTTCCGGGTTCGGCGCTGGTTTCGCTCGACAGGCGCCGAAACTGGTCCGCCCACTGGCTCGTCGTCAGGCGCGGCGGCGGCTTCCACAACTGCAGGATCTTTAGGACTCGGGAGTGGAAGGAAGTCGGAGAGCTCTTTGAGAGTGGCCTCAACTTCCGCAGTGATGACGCTCTCAACTTCTCCAAGGGTCGGCACTCCCAATACGAGATGACCAATGCGCCGTGGCAGGCCCATGAGCTGCATCTTGGCGTTGATGATGATCTGCGACCAGTACGTTTCGACCTCGCTGCCACGGACCAGCTCGTTCCTGAGCTCCTCGCGCTGCATCTCGGTGATGTCGGCCTGGGCTCGGGCCAGCCGCGCCCGCTCCTGGCCGAGATCCAGCGCGTCTGCATCCTTGTCGCCCAGAAAGATCAGCCGCAGCGCGACGGCGGAATCATACAAATTCGCCCGATTCGGCCCCGGCTTGGCCGGCAGCTCCTTGACCTTGAGCCGAATAGTCTCAGCGTTCAGGCCACAGAGCTCGGCCAGTTCCCTGGTGGTAACGTCCGTCATTCGGGGCGCGCCGTCGCCAGGGCTTCCTCGAGCCGGCGCCGGAAGGCGTTCCGCAGGAACCGCGGCGCTATCTGCTCGACGATCTTGTGGAACGGGAAGCGGCTACGGTACAGCGGTTGGCGCGTGAACAGGAACAGCGGCTTGATATTGGAACCGCCGATGCCGGTGGCGCTGTAAATGCCGGGCTTGAGGTGGCGGTAGGCTTTGCCTTCGCGCCCGCGACCACCGATGAACAATCGGCCAAAGGCTTGGCCGCCGTACTTCTTGGGGTTCTGATAGCCCAGGGTCGTGCTGAACCTGTAACTGCTGTCGCGCACATTGAAGGCTGAGTAGCCAGGCAGGCCGATGTCTTTCTTCCGCACCTTCTTGCCCGCCTTGCGCTGGGCGATCAGTTGCTTGCGGCGACGCTCTGACAGATTGGCTTTATAGCCCAGCGTCTGCTCGGCCGACTTGAACCAGGACAAGATCAGCTGGATGAAGCCGCGCGGCACATTGCCATAGGCGTCCAGCGTCACAGCGCGGGTCGGCACTACGAACTCGCCGGGGAGCAGCACCCCCGAGGTCTGCAGCGCCACCTCGAACCCTTTCAGGGACCGCGCGCCACCGTACACCGGGTACTGCATGTACTTGGCGGCGGGACGACCATCGCTTTTATTACCGCCCAGGTGCGGGATGTACACCGACGCCGTGATCTCGGCGGCCTTGCGCGACGCATAGTCGGCCTTCTGATATAGCACCCGCTTCTGGGTGTACGGCGTCGGCCGGTCGATGTAGGCCGGCATCATGTCCTTAACTTTCTCTGCCGTCTCGTAGACGGTGTCATTCAGGGCGTTATACGCCGCGAACCGCACCTGGCGGTCGACCATCGCCGACAGCTTGCGCTTGATGTCCTCGCCTGCCCGCCGGGCACCGGTTATCGCGACCGCCATGTCAGGAGTATAGACCCCTCTTGACAAAACGTGAAAGTCGTACTTCAAAAGTCCCAGCGCCAAGCTAAGGCATTGCTGCGCCTGCGAAAAGCTTGGGGCCTGAATGACC